TTAATAATCTGGTTACTTCTTTTCGTAATCATTTTTCTCAGCGTTATCTGACGTATCAGGCACTTAGAAGTTCTTGATTTGTTATTAGAAGTATCAGCAATTCCACTTGCGTAATGCAAGAGCCTTGCGTGTTGGTCTGCCCTTACTGTCTTTCATTGCCCCCTTTACCCCTGACATTCTTGCACAAAAGGATTTCTTACGAGCCTTTTGTCTAGGAGACAGACCACTCTTTTGAGTGACAGGTCGTTGCAACTTTGAACCTGTGGCAGCATTAATTCTTCTTCTCCCACTTTCTGATAATCCCCCTGTTGGGTTCTTATCAGATTTTCTAAGAGATAAGTTTTTTCTGCGTGGAGACATGAACTACGAATAAGAGTAGTTAAATAAAATATAACAGTTATGCGGTTTTTTGTCGCTTATGATTGTAACTTATTCTTGCACTACTTGTTTTTGATCTTTTAAATTTTAATCTTTCTCTGCTACTTAATTCTTTTGTAGTCTTAGGAGTTTCTTTACTAATCCTTTTAGATGGTCTGCAAGCAGGGTAAGGTCTGCCATCTCCTTTCTTCCGACCACAGGGTTTACCTGTTTTAACATCTACCCACTTCTCATCAAACCATCTTTTAAGACTCATGCTTTTGTGTAACCTCCACCAGCAGCTTTATATTCTCTTACAAGCTGTCCGCTTGCATAAGCACTAGGCCACTTCTTTACTCTAGCTTTTACCTTTGCTTTTATCCTTGCATAGAGTTCTGGTTTTGTAGGTTTGTTTGCCATTAGACTGCATCTGAACTACCAACTCTTGCATATACCATTTGAGTATACGCAGCATCTTTACCATAGCGAGGATCACTCATAGCAGCAGCTATCTCTGCCCCTGTTAGGTATGGATTGTTGTTACTGCGTGGCATACCACCACCAATTAAAGCTGGTTCATATCCTTGTGCCTGATCCATCTTTGCTTTAAGTCCTTGAACTGCAATTTTAATAACCTCTACACTTCCTGTATCAAGTAACTCATTGAAAGACTTTAAAGTTTCCTGTGGTAAATTATCAACACTCCACTCAACTAAGTCTTGATAAGCTTTTTCTCCACCAATAGAGTTCTGAATATCTGCTTCAGCAGCTTTAGATAAATCTGCTACGTCTGCTGAACCACCTCTCAGACCATCAAGGTAAGTATCAACTACTTGTTTAGAGAAGCCAGCTTCACTTAGCTTAGAGTAATCATCTTCACTTATATTTCCTGTGTCAGTAAATCTTTTAGTAATATCTTGTGCATCAATTCCTACTTCTTCTAATACAGAAGCAAGACCTTCCCCATAAAATTCTTCTGCATTAAAGTCAGACTCTTCTGCTTTAGGTTCTTCTTCAGTAGCTTCTGGTTCTTCTTTAGTTCTTTCTATATCGCCAAGCTTACCTTCAAGTTCTTTGTAACTGTTGACCATATCTGCTACAGTTTTAAACTTACCAGCGATCATTCCGTTTTCATCTTTCAAAGATTCAATGTCTTGTGAAGACATTGGTGGAGTTTCGTTAGCTTGTACTTGTGATGATGTCATAATGGTTAGTTAGTTATAAGTTATTGTACGACCATTTTTGGTTTGTACAACTTTTGGCTCGGTAGGTTCTGGTGTATCGTTAACACCTACTCTACTTACTACAGCTTTTGTTGGTTCAGTTGTAGTTTTTTCTGGATTAGATTTGCTGTTCGGCATTTGTCTCCTGTTGTATTTGTTCTCCCTTCGCAACCTTTTGTGGGTCAAGCAAAGGAGAGCCGATAGCTGCACTACCTAGTGAACGAACAAGCTCTTGCTGTTGTAGCTGTTGCTGTTCTTCTGCTATCTGCTGTGGAGATTTTATCAGATTTGTACTATCAATGCCAATAGAGGTTGCCAGCATCTTGACAGCTTCATCTAAGTTTACGAACTGTCTCATAATATCTCCACCTAAAGCTTGCGATACAGTTGTAATAAACTCAATAAGCTTGTCTCTGTCATGCCCTCTACCAAGTCCTTGAAGTCCAGTAATGATATGTAGTTTCACTATGTTCTCAGGTAGCTTGGGTGCTTTGCCAGACTTAACCAACAAGTGCATACGTCTCTTTAAATATCTAAGTTGAAACTCCTCCGTCAAGATAGAGTAGATTCCTCCAAGACTATTCTCTAATTCGTTAGTGAGTATCTTAAGTTCTGTACTTGTAACTCTTTCAGCGTCACGCTGTACTGCCTTTGCCATAAGGAAAGCATACTCTAATCTTTCTTCTATTCTTTGTATAGCTGTAAAACTTACTTGCAGGTCTGCCCCTTTATTAACTTGTAATACAGAAATATCAGTAGCCAAGCCTTCTCTTATAGCTCCGTTAGGTGCTTTGCTTAGAGTCGAAGCTCTTGTTACACCATTGGGATTTACTAAAAATAATGTACGTGCTGACGCTGCTGCTGCTTCGATTATTGCTTTCATCATAGCTTCAAGAGAAATCAAATCTCCACGATACTCTTCGACATATCCCCTTCCGTAACTTTCTCCCGATTGTCGGATAAACCTGAGAGGAATAAAGGGAGTGACATCTACTTTAGACATACCATCTGTGCTAGGTATCTTCTCGTTCTTACATTCTTGATGCCATACAAAAGAATCATTAACTCTTTTAACGTGTGTGTATATATCTAATTCATCTTCCATCTCATCAGGACTGTATTGTTCTTTTTGTTTGATGAGTTCTAAGAAGTCTGCTGGTAATGCTTGTGCATTTATAGTTTCTTTAATAATAATCTCTAACGTATTACCATTAGGATCTCTTCGTATTACATACTTCTCTAAAGGAAAGACTTGCAGTCCTCCATCTGTCAGGTATAGAAGAACATTACCACCTACTATCAAATGCTTGAGTGCTTCAAACATTCCAACCCTATCGTTTGATACTTCTATCTCAGACATCAAAGCATTTTCTATTACCCTCAAAGCTTTATCCATCTCAGACTTTTGTTCACTAGCACCTTCTTGCATGAGAGCAAGACTGTCTATAGTTAATTTAAAGAATGGGGTAGATGGTGGAAGTAGAGCAAGCAATAACTTTGCAGCCAAAGAGTTCACACCTCTAGCACCTACCGCTTGAAAGGGAGTCTTCGTTTTGCTTCTTGTACCTCTTGCGTTTTCTGGTATCAGATTAGGAAGAGTTAACTTAGACGAGTCTCTTGCTTCTCTTAGAAAAGTAGATCTTTCTTGTTCGTACTGAGCATACAAAGATGCTGCTGTTTTTGCACTAGAAGTGTAAGCCATTTTATAAAGGGTTATTTAGATCACTAATATTTAACAAAGGTATTCTTAGAGATTTAGTACCCAATCTTCTAAGAGTGCCTAGTCTATTAGTTCTTCTTCTAGCTTCGTCAGCAGTTCTACGTCTAGTAAGAGACGCAGTCCTTTGATCTCCTGTTACCACTCGCCTTGCTGTTGGCTCTGGTGGTGGAGGAGTTGGCCTTGGTTCTGGCAATGGTGGTGGCGGTGGTGTACTTCTTCCTACGCACATAGTTACCTCGTTCCTCTGGATCTGCTTCCAGACATTCGTGATTTCCTACTTAATCTAGCACGTGCCATAGCTTTTGCCTTGGCCTTATTTCTAGCTAAGTTAGCTTTCTGCTGTGCTGTTTTACTACCACCTCCACCTCTTTTTGTTAACAAGGCTTCTGTTCTTGATAGGTTTGGGTCTACATAAGTTCCTTCTTTCTTCTGTCTCTTTATCTTTAAATTTTCTGTAGCCTTCTTTGTATCTTTAGGATTATCTACACCTGTCTGCGTACCTGTGACTACGGGTGGTGCATCTTTAAAAGATGACTCTTGACGTTGCGGAACTGCATACGCTGGTCTACCACCTATACACATAATTAATTCTCCAAAGTCCTTTGGTTTAACATGGTTTCTTGTTGTCGTTTTTGTTGGTCAATTAAATAATCCACAACAAATCTTTGCCCTGCTTTAAACCATATCTCTCTATCAGAAAAAGACAAGTCAGGGTGTCGGTGTGGAAACGCTGCATCAAGACCTTCAATCAATTCGTTTGTGATTGGTGGTAACAGTTTATTTGCCATGATTCTATGCTATCATTAAATCAATGGGAGTGGTTACCCATTGGTAAAGCGTTGAAACCCCTGAGACAAGTGACTCGTCTTGGGGGTTTCTTCATGGGTTCCAAAGTTTTACCTCTCCTGTATTGTAATCGTAATCTCCTTCTCGTAATATCCTTGTCAGTCTTGCATTGAGAATGGCATCTCCAAGGCTGTAACCTTTCTTAGTATATGTCTCTAATACTTTAGTCCATAACGCATCAAGAGTATCAGGTGTATTAGTTAGAGTCTTGCTAGCTGTAACCATACCCATACCTTTGATACCTATGATGCCATCTGTTGCATCTCCAGCTAATGACATCTCTAACCAATGTCTGTTTGCTTTCTTCTCTGTAATATGTTCGATTGTATCTTCAGCAATCAGCTTGCAAGGCACAGTCCTCATATCTTTATCGACTGATACTATGATTGGATTCTTGTACTTACCATTGGTTGCAAGCAAAGCCATTACATCATCTCCTTCAAGGTTGTGATAAGAAGCTGATTCATAGTTTTGTTTTACCTGATTGATTACAGTCTTGAGTGCTAGTGGTTTACGTTTACCTATCCTGTTGATCTTGTACTCAGGGAATATTTCATGTCGAAATGTAGGATAAGATGTAAAGCACATAACTATGTCATGATCTGCTTCAGCAATACTTTTATATACATCTAGTCTGCTATCAATAAGATTTAATATATCTCTTTCATCAGAGTGAAGTGTATGCTCCCACTCTGTCCACCTGATGTCTTGTTCACAAGCACAACAAGAAGAATAGATAAGCCAATCAGCATCAACAAGTAAAGTCATAGTTAAATAAAATCCTCATATACAACAAGCCGACCTGTCTTCTGGTCGTACAATAATTTATCTACTTCTCCTGTCATTCCAGTATGTCTTGATTTCAACACCTTAAGTTGTAGTCTTTGCCTTTCACTAGCATCTCCTACTTGGTTTCTTGATGCACCAAGTACTACATCTGATAGCTGTACCAAAGAATGAGATCCTCTGAGATCAGATACAGATATGTCTCTACCTTCTTCATGCCCCTGCCCCTGTGGTCTGCGTAGATGACTAACTACTATCAAAGCTATGTTCGTTGCTTCACATAAACTTCTCAGCTTAGTCATTGTTACATCTATAGCTCTGCGTTCATTGTCTAGTTCAAGACCAGACATGACTATTGATATATGATCTAAGATAACTACTTGTACTTTATCTACAGTTGCCAGATACCTTATCTGTTCTAGCAATACATCAGGGTCAAGACTGCCAAAGTGATTATAAAGAAAAAGGTTGCGAGTTGAAGTTAACCTATCAAACGCAACCTTCAGTTCTTCTTTTTTTATGACATCTTCATTTAAGTGCAAAGGTACATTCAAGTCAATACCTACAAGACCTTGAAGAGTTCTTTGTACTGTTTCTTCCAGACCTATATAACCTACCTTGAGATTCATTTTTAAAAAGTGATGGCAGAACTCTCTGCATATTGTGGACTTACCAGCACCACTACCACTAGCTACTGTGAATAGCTGACTAGGAAACAAACCTCTTGTATATTCATTCAGCTTTGGATATGGGAAATTACATACAGCTTTACTTGTTTCTTTAGTAAACAAATCCCATGCGTCTGCTGCATTGATGAGAGAGTCAGGTCTTACTGGTCTAGCTTTCCATAGCCTATCTTTGACAAGCTCTCCTTCTCCTAACACAAGATGATCGTTCACATCATTACGATCTAGTCTTGCTATGGCTGCCTTACCTCTTGGTAATACTTCCATACATTTCTCTGCTGCTTTGTTACCAGCTTCATCATTGTCAAAGCAGATAACGATACGACAAAAACTATCAAGCCATTTGTAGTTAGCTGCTAGGTACTTGGCTGCTGACTGTACCCCTGATGGTATAGATACACAGGGAAACTTATTACCCTGTATCTGACTAGCACTCATGCAATCTATCTCTCCTTCGC